TTTAAGGATAGATGCGCAGAGTTTAAAGAGCAATATAGCTTAAACTTTGGTGTATATTATACTCCTGCTGAGAATCTTTGTTACACGGCTATGACAAAGTTCAAAGAGAAGTATGGGGAGATTCCTAATGTGAGTGATAGAGATTATTTTACTAACTCTATTCATGTCCCTGTATGGAAGGAAATGTCTCCATTCGATAAAATTGACATCGAGAGTCAATTAACTGGATATTCTTCCGCCGGTTGCATTACTTATGTTGAACTTGATAGCGGTGTCAAAAATAATATTGATTCTCTTGAAGTCTTAGTGCATTATGCTATGGAACATGATATTCCCTACTTTGCTATCAATGTTCCTAATGACACTTGTCTTGAGTGTGGTTTCATGGACGAGTTTAATGACCACTGCCCTGCTTGCGGAAGTCGGCATATCCAACAGCTTAGACGAGTAACTGGCTATCTAACTGGTAACTATACAACCGCATTTAATGCCGGTAAAATTGCTGAAACAAATGATAGAGTAAAGCACGCCGGTCGATTGGAGGAATAATCTATGCAATATGCAGGAATTATTTATAACGATTTCTCGTCAGCCCCAGGTGTGTGCTTATCCTTCTTTAGCCAAGGATGCCCGCATCATTGCACTGGTTGTCATAATCAAGAGACATGGAATTTCAACGGAGGTAGAGAGTTTACACCTAAAACTCTCTCCTCTATTATCACTGGCCTACGAGCCAACGGGATTCATCGAGATCTATGTATGATGGGCGGAGAGCCTCTCTGTCCTGAGAATCTTTTCTTGACCCATATGATTATTAAGGCTGTAAAAGATGCTTTACCAGATACAAAGGTATATATCTGGACAGGATATCTCTATGAAGATCTAATCAAGAGGAAAGATGGACGCACTCCTCAAATTCTGGAACTTGCGGACGTTTTGGTCGACGGCCCTTATGTTCAAGCTGAGCGAGATATTACCTTGCCTATGCGCGGCAGCCGCAATCAACGCATTATTAACTTACATGATGCTAATTAATTCCATCTTTGGCGGCATGATGATTGCCATAGCTAGTTATATTTATCTTTAGATTGGTGGTGTCTTAGGAGCCTTTCTCTTTTCTATAGGGCTTCTAACTATTCTCAATATGAACTTTAAGCTATATACTGGCGCGATAGGTTTTGTGCATCTGACTTCCGCAGATATGCAAAATATTATTACAATTCTCGCAGGCAATCTAATTGGAGTATGCTTACTCTTGTTTTTCCCTCACTCTGCGGCTATTCCTTTAGTCACTAATAAACTAGCTCTTCCGCTTGGATTAGTAATGATAAAAGCAATAGTATGTGGTATGTTTATGTATACCGCTGTCTCTTGCTTCCATAATTCTGCTCCATATATGGTTCCATTATGCGTTGCAGGTTTTATTCTCTTCGGCGGCGAGCATTGTATCGCAGACTTATGTTACTTTATAGCTTCCGGCTCTTTCTGTTATGAGATGTTTCCTTTCTTTGTAGTGACACTTATTGGCAACTCTTTAGGAGCCATTTTAATTGACAAAACTAAAGTTTTGTGATATTATAATAAAAGAAAAGGAGAATTGCTATGACATTATATGAAATGAATCAGATTGCTTATAACAAGCTTCCTAAGATGCCAAAAGCGGAGGTTCGCAAGGCAACCGAAGAGCTTGAACAGTTTCTAACTAAGCATGACTCTAAATACTACATGATGTTAAATGTAGATGGTAGATACTACACAGTATATACCTATAATCAAGAGCATGATGTAAAGAAGATGGCTTTTGAGATGATTGATGTCGCTAAGACATTGGGTGTCCTAAAAGGTATCGAAGTACGAGATGACATGGTTGAGTTCTGGATTCAACAAGATAAAGTTTGCTCCATGTATGCCATGTTTGACTATACGCAAGGAGTGATTGAAGTATGAACAATGTATTAGTGGTTCATTACGATCCGTTCTCTGCGGAATCCCGTGTTTATATCTGCCGAGATGACTCTCAGTAGCAGACAGTAATCGACTCCAATATCTCTGAGTTTGCGAAGAATATTGGTCTACTTGCAGATGCAACTAATATCTTTTCTGTAAAGATTGATGCTCCATCCCATGTAGTAGAAGAAATTAGACAACAGTTAATTGCAAGTAATTATACAAAGCAAAAAATTGAAGTGGAAGGTATTTAATGATGTCCAGATTAATTGACGAAACTGGGCATATTTATGGGAAATTAACCGTTATAAAACGTGGACCAAATGATAAAAATAATAAAGCTCAATGGCTTTGTAAATGTTAGTGCGGAAACGAAATTTTAACTTCTGGCACCTATTTACGAAGAGGTGAAACTACTAGTTGCGGATGCGGAAAATTTAGCCCTAAAGTAAAAGATGAAGCGGGCAAAATTTATGGTAATTGGCAAGTAATAAGAAGAGATACGCAACGACCAAAAGAGGCATACTGGCTATGTAAATGTCTAAATTGTGGCGCCATTTCTAGCGTATTAGGCACTAATTTAAGAACAGGGAAAAGTTAGTCATGCGGATGCTTAAAATCTAAAGGTGAATAGCTAATAACATCAATTTTAACAAATTTGAATTATAATTTCAAAAGAGAGGTTAGCTTTTCAGATTTAAAAAGCCCTTTAAGTAATAAGCATTTACGTTTTGATTTTGGAGTTTTTGATAATGAGGATAATCTTTTATTCTTAATTGAATATCAGGGTATCTAGCATGAAAAGAATGTTTCTTATTTTGGAGATTCTCTTGACGAAATTTTATTAAGGGATGCAACAAAACGAGAATATTGTCTCAAAAAAGATATCCCATTAATTTGTTTTACCCATATCAATGGTAAAACTCCGAATTATGAAGATACAAAAGAGTCTATAAAAGAGACTTATGAGGAGATTTATAATGAAGTATTTAACTGACGTGACAGAAGTATATAGAGTAGATTCAGAAGCTGAAGCAGATCAACTCCTTGAAACAGCTAAAGCCTCTGGTGTTTTAAATAAATATAGCTGTGTTTATAAAGAGAAAAAACAAAAAGGTGAAGTCATTGATTCTTGGTATAGGGTTACTTTGAACAAAAAGTTTACTGACGAAAAAGAACCCGATAGACAAATGACTATTAACTATGAGGAGAATTGATGTATATGAGCTGTTATTTTGAGAAAGTTTCCCGTTTTGCAGATGTTGACCTACCCCTGCCGACTCGCGCAACCGCCAATTCCGCAGGTTATGACTTTGTAGTTGCAGAGGATATTGTAATTCCTCCCTATGATTTCCTGAGAACCAAGATTCAGGACGATTTATTCGAAAAGGATCGCCACGAAGACTTCTATGGTTTCATTAATCCTCTTTCTCTTGATGAGATGGCGACTCTTACTAAGGAGCTTAAGGCCAAGATTCCTCTCGTGTCTACTGGTATGAAGTGCTGTCTTGAGCCAGGTCAGTATCTCGAACTGAGTGCCCGCAGTTCTACCCCTCTTAAACATTGGCTGATTATTGGTAATAGCATTGGTATTATCGACGCTGACTATTACAATAACCCCGATAATGAGGGCGAAATCTTCTTCCAGATTATCAACCTTTCTCCTTTTGCTATCCAGCTTAAGCGCGGAGATAAGATTGGTCAAGGAATTATCCATACTTACGGAGTAACCGATGATGATGCCGCGACAGGCGAGCGCGTAGGTGGATTCGGTTCTACAAATAAGTAATGAGCCGCTTGTTAGCCCTAGACCAAGCCTCTAAGGTTACGGGATGGGCTATCTTTGAAGATGGTGAATTAAAGTCCTACGGTAAAATTTCTTTAGACGATCCAAATACTGATACTAGACTAGTCTAGTTGCGATAGAGTATTTAGACTTTAGTTGCGGATTACAATATCGACGAAGTAATCTTTGAAGATATCTAGCAATAGAATAATGTGGCTAATAATGTTTAGACCTTTAAGGTCTTGGCAGAGGTTTATGGAGTTGTATCAGAGTTATTGCAAGAAAACCATATCCCTCATTCGACAGTCCTCGCCGCGTCTTGGAAATCTACTTTAGGCATTAAAGGTCGAACAAGAGCAGAGTAGAAAAAGAATGCTTAGCTCTATGTAGAATAGAATTACGGCGTACACGTTATTTAGGATATCGCGGATGCCATCTGTATAGGAACGCACCATAACAAGAAAAATGAGTGCGCTTGGTAAAGTGCGGTCTAATTAAAGTAATCCTCCTTTCTTAACTCTTAAATTCCATGAGAGGTTTAAGAAAGGAGGATTTTATGCTTACCTTTATTACTGAGCATTTGGTTGAAATTTTCTTTGGCCTAGTGTCCGCGGGTGCGCTTGCTTTTTGTAAATACTTACATGGCGAAGTAAAGAAATATAGAAAGCTATTAGCATAGCAAAAGGATGAATAGCTAGAGAAGACTATTGACTCCCGTATTGAGCCGATTCAGAAAGAAATCGAAGAACTTCGAAGATATATCATGGAAACTAAAGATATTGAGAAAAGTCATATGCAGTTAATCATTTCGTCTTATAAATTCCGTTTAGTTTAGCTTTGTAAAGCCTATATTAAACAGGGGTATATGACGCAAGAACAATATGATTAGTTAAGCGAGTTCTATCGAGTGTATTCTGGACTAGGCGGAAATGGTCAAGCCAAAGAATATTATGACTTGGCACAAGAACTACCCATTAGATCCGAATAACAAAAAAAAATAAGGGAACTTGTTAAATACAAGTTCCCTTATTGCACTTTTAGACGTCGAAATATATCATTGGTTATGGAAATTATTTTCTAACCGTATGTGGCTATTAAATCAGCTAATAGTTCCTCTTGTTCAACTGTTAAATCTGTTTCATAGCTAAACATAGCAGCATGAGTTATCTCATGGCATAATACTCTTTTCATTAAAGAAGAATTTAGGTTTTCGTTGATATAGATACACTTAGTATCATTATCACACGCGCCAGAAGCAAAAGAACTATCGCTTCTAGCAAGAGAAGAGGAAGTTGGAGGTACTAGCAATACTCTCCAACTTACCCCATTAATCTTAAGCATTGAGATTTAACTGCGCGATCTTATTAGTCAGACTAGTCATTTTCTTTTCCAAGACTTGACGCTCTTCTGGAGAAGCTCCGTCGATCATTTCCACAATATCTTCGGAGAGCTCTTGCATATACTTCTCAAGCTCTTTGACTTTCTCTGTCTTGTCCTTATGGAGTTGCTTAGACTCCATATACATGCGGCGAGTCACTGGACTGCGGCCTTCGCGAGAATCGCGGATATCGATCTCGCGTCCACGTTCTAGATAATAAGGATAACTCTCCCAATCCTCGTCGCGATCGCGTTTCTTCCATGGATAGCGACCCTTGAAGTCACCGTCTGGACCTTCATAATACATTCTTCCATACACTCTATCCATATCTCTATGTCTAGAATGGCGATGGCTCTTTTCTTCAGTTTCGTCCTCTTCGGCTTCTTCCATCGCTTTAACAATAGAGCAGTAATATTTAGCCTGCTCCAAGTCTTTAATCATGTCAATTGCTTGACCTAATTCTTCGGTATCTACTGTATCAAGATGGCTTAACTGCGCCTGAACACAGCCCATCAAGGCTTCTTCCATATGCTTTAAACGTTCCATAAATTAAGCCACCCTTTCAACAATTAGATTAGCGTTTTGAACGCTTACTGGAATAGTAGAAATATTTCTTACGCTTACTTTTCCGCAACATCCGCGTGGGATATCAATAAAGATAGCGCCAAAAATATTACCATAGGTACTAACCGCAGTAGGAGTATAAATCATTGTAGTAGTATTGATAGGTTCACCATCAATAGCAATAGCCAATGAGATAGGTCCCGCTGTTCCATCTGCGGGAACCGCAATATTACCTCCAAATGTCACGCGGAAACGCGCACGACACTGACAGTTGGTTAGACCTCGTAAAGTTACTTGACCACTACCACTACGGTGAATGGTAGAAGAGTTGCCTGCGACAGCAACATTTGTAAATAAAACATCTTGATTAGCCGCGACTGTTTGCACAGCATTAGCGGTAATTTCCATAATACAAATCCTCCTTGTTTTTAATATAAGGGGAGATTACTCTCCCCTTATAGGTTAATTTAGGCAGTTAAGCCGCAACCATAAGCTGCGGTCCCGCAGTTGCAGTATGGGTTTGCAACTACATAAGCGGGAACAGGTGCCTTAGTGCCGAGCTGGCTGACCAGATAGTTGTTCTGAGCCTGCTGAGATGCAGCAAGGCGGAGAGCCTGGTTCTCACTCTGGAGATCAGAGATTTTCTCCTGGCAGAGATAATCAAGGATAGCACGAGTGCCAGCGTTCTGACTGTCGATGATATCACGGGTGTGATTTGCCATAGAGGTCTGGATAGCGCAGGTGTTAGTTGCCATATTATAGTTAATATCAGCAAAGCCACGCTCCATAGCTCTACCATTCTCGCAGCAGCAATCAGAAATCTCACGAGCAATACTATTCTGACCAATAGTATTATCATAACGAGCCTGATTGATAGCGTTTTCAACCTGACATACGCCCTGTTGTGCGGCAAAGCGGTTAGCGACAATATCAGAAGTTAAGCCGTTAGCAAGCTGAGCTGTCTGATAACCGAGAGAGCAAACTGCATCGTTAACGCCAGCAAAGCCATTTAACATTCCTGTATTCATAGCGTAGAAACCATCACAGAGACCCTGTTGTACGCCACGAACACTATTCTGGAGACCGTTCATGTCGAAACCATAAGCGATTTCCTCACGAGTTGTGGTTCCCTGGTAAGCAGGAGATCCAGCACCCTGGCCCATCATGCCGCGACCGAAACCATTACCCCACATACCGCCGTTGAAGCAGAAGAGGAAGAGGATAATGATCCACCATGCGCCGTTATCCCACATACCATCATTGCGGTTGTTACCACCAGTAGCAGCCGCAATATCAGCTAAACTATAACCATTAGAACTATTGAACATATTAAATGTTCCTCCTTTAATAGATGATTAAAGGCCTAGCATCTATTTAAAGGCTGTAAACTCCTTGTCAAAATCAATTCCCTATTGTTTAGCTAAGTTTCGAGCGATTTGCTCGATATCTGCGGATCGACCATTCTTGGCTAGATTTAAAAGGTTCTGCCCCATTGGAGTTTCACCCATCTAGCTTTCTAGCAGATTCATAGCGAGTTGCTAAGGATTCTGTCCACTCCTAAGCATTTGGATAAGTTGCATTGGGTTCATACTCATGTCTCCTTAAAACTTGAATTTCTCAGTCGTCTCTGCGGCAGGCTGAGATTTTGGTTCTGGTGTAGATTTCTCCAAGATAGCTTGTTTGAATTGTGCTAGTGTAGTCTCAAACTCTTCTCTAGTAACATACTGAGGAGAGCTGATGACTGGCTCATTCTTTAACTCATAAACATTAAAGCTGGGTGTACCATCCATGTTTATTTGTTTCGTATAAATGCGTCTGTTTGCTAAATCTGGAAAATAAAATACAGAACCATCGAAATCAATGCTAGTAGCACGGGCCTCTTCAATAGAAGAAACAGGCCGGCCTTTAATACCCATTTGCGGCTAGGTCTGATCCACATATTGAATACCAGGTCTTGGATAGATTGGCTGTTGTGGATAGTATGGATAATTAGTTGCCAAAACTTTTACCTCCTAAAAAATATTTCCTTGGCCTTTCATTAGTATATGAAAATCGTCTATGGACGATTTTACATTTTTGCCAAAATTTTTGCCAATTTTTTTGGAAAAAAATAAGCCTCTGTAGCTCAGTCGGTAGAGCAAGGGACTGAAAATCCCTGTGTCGGCGGTTCGATTCC